ATGGCGGGCAAGACGAAAAACAGGAGGACCGGGGGATCCGGAAGCGTGTTCCAGGACTCCAAAGGACGATGGCACTTCCGCAAGGACATGGGAACCGACCCGGCGACCGGACGCAGGCGTCCGCCGATCGAAGCCACCGGCATGGTGAAAAGCGAGGCGCGCGCTCGTTTCCAGGCGAAGATAGCGGAATGGGAGCGGGACGGAAGACTGCTCACCAAGGACGGCCCGAAAACCGCGGACTACTTCGAACGGTGGATGGAGGAGCACAGGACCGCCGTCAACCCCACCACCTGGCGCAACGAATCCAGCTGGATGCGCACCATGAACGCGATCATCGGGAACATCCGCCTCAACCGGCTCACCGCCGACGACATCAATGGAATGTGCAGGAGACTGCGCCGCACACGCAAAAGCAAGACCGTCAACACCTATCTCGCAGTCCTCGGCGCCATGCTCCGAACCGCGAAACGGGACGGACTCATCGCCGATGACCCGATGGAAAACGTCGGACGAATGCCGGAGGAGCGGTACGAACGCCCCATCCTCGACGTCGCCGACCCAGCGAAGGTCATCGAGGCCGCGCTCGCCGAGCCCGATCCGGCGGTCGCCGTGTTCGACAGTCCGGACGAGCGTGAGAAGTGGGCACTCATGTTCGAACTCGCCTTCACCACGGGCATGCGGCCGGGGGAGAGGTATGGCCTGATGCCCTACCAGCTGGAACTGCATCATGGGATTCCCGTCATCAACGTGTGCCAGCAGGCCAAGCCGATACCAGCCGGCGCTACGATCCCGGATTGGATGGAAGCCGAGCATCTGGATGGGGCGATCTGGCTGACCAAACCGAAGACCGCCAAAGGCGTGCGGACGGTTCCCATTCCGCAGGGGCTTTGGGACCGTCTTTGGGCGCATATCGTCAAATGGGGCGTGCCGTCCCATGGACTGGTGTTCACCAATCTTTACGGCCATCCCATCAGACGGGACAACGAGGAGAAGCGTTGGCGCCGCGCCCTGAAAATGGCGGGACTGCCGTACGTCGACATCTACAGCGCGCGGCACTGGCTCGCCACCGAACTCGCGGCTGCCGGCGCGAGCGACGAGGAGCGCACCGCCATCATGGGCCACACCGACATCCACACCACCAGCGTGTACACGCATTGGAGGGAACGGCGACTCGCCGAAACGCTCGACGCCGCCCTGCCAGACCTCCGCGACGGTCAGTGACGGACGGCGACGGTCCGCAACACGAAAGAGTATTGACACACCCGCGCTCGCCGGTAGATTGGGATACAAAGCAGGGAGGTGCCGTGGATGATGAGCATGAAGACGATGATGGAATCGATGCGGCGCGGAACGGCTGCCGGAACGAGGATAGCGGTGACGGGACGCGTGGAATACAGGTCGCCGATTCAGGTGAAATCGGCCGCGGAACTCCAGATGGCGGCGTGGAACAGGGTCGGCCGGACTCTTCACGAATCGATGGAACGGGAGAAGGCGTCCAGCAGGTAGCCCTTCAATGGTGTTCCGCCCCACTGCCGACCGTCGACGAATTTGCAGGCTACGAGCGGATCCAGCCAGGAGCAGCGGATCGGATCATCACCATGGCTGAGAAATCGCTCGACGCGGAGATCGAAGCTCAAAGAACATCGAACGAGGTCGCGGCCAAGGACCATAAAGCGCAGAACGTCTGCATGATCATCGCCACTACCGCCTATTCGATTCTCCCGATCATCGGATTCGGAAGCGCGATTGTCTGCGTCGCGCTCTGACAATCGGTGGCGGCTGCTTTCGCGCTCATCGGAGCGGTCACGGCCGGACCACAAATAATCCAGGAAATCAGGAAAAAGAGATAACAGCAATACCCCGACGCTCGCGATATGCGGGTGTCGGGGTCGTGGATCAGGATTAAAGGTCGTGTTTTTCTTGGCCATTTCTTACATGTGTTTGGCGGTTCATGACGATTTGGCGGCACGGACGTGTTGACTGCAGACGGTGCATCGGGCTATATTCAAGATGGGAAACATATTGCCATATGGCTTCGGCAAGGGAGGATGACGTCGCATGGGAGTGAACTATCCATCGATGAAGTCCTCCGACTTGCTGCGCATCCTCGCGTACCTCGGATACATAGAGGACAGACGCGCCGGATCGCACAGGAGGCTCAAGGCGAACGGCAGGCCCGATTTAACGTTCGCCTTCCATGACGGGCAGACGGTTCCGCCGGGATTGGTGAGGAAAATCCTCGCTAAGGACGTCGGACTGTCGGAGGTTGAGATTCGGGAGATACTCAAATGAGCGCACAAGTGAAATCAGTGAAGATCGTATACCACCGTGACGAGGGCGCATGGTGGGCCGACTCCCCGGACATGCCGGGGTTCTCCGCCGTCGGGGACACCTTCGACGACACGAGGAAGCTTGCCCTCGAGGACATCCCCTTCTACTTCGATGGCAATAGGCCCGATATCGTGGACGAGCGCATGGAGAACGGGGCGAGCCTGATGCCGGGCAGCGTCATGTTCTTTCCTCGCCCGGCGGAATCCCGTATCGAAGTAAAGCGAAATGGTGACGGAATCGAATCCATCGTCAACGCGAACCGAACCCGAAGCCTGCAGGTGGCGTGACATGAGCGCGATATCTGAATCCGCGACCATCAACGTCATGCTCGCCGACTATGCCGCGATGGATTTGACCGGCGTGAAGGCGAACATCCTCGGGGTCGGCGGCAACATACTTCCCATCACGCCCGCCGGTCTCACCGTCCGGTTCTCCTTGGTCACCCAGATTCATGTGCCGGCGGACGCATGTCCGGCGGAGACTGCGTTGGAGATCGCCCTGAGAGACAGTTCGGGGCGGATATTTGAACTTCCCGGGCAGGTTCCACAGCCCGTCAGATACGCGGTTGTCCTCACGATATCGGCAAACCCCATCGCCGTCGGACTGGAGCAGACGAACTACATCGGCGCGATGAGCACGAACGTGGTCGATTTCAGCAACGGCATGCCCATTCCTCCTGGAGACTATGCCTGGCATGTCTCTCTGGACGGGGACGAAGATCATGCCGTCGACTTCCGGTTCTGCGTGCCCAAGCCGGTTACGACGCCGGTCATAGGCTGATGGAGGTTTCACGCGGATTAAATATCTCACTGCCCCGGTCTGCAAGTCGTGCTTGCGAACCGGGGCTTTCTCTTATGCCGTTCGAACAGGGACGGGGTACCTGCGTGCCCCGCCGTATCTGATGCACTGCTCGAGCAGCGTCTGGTAATCCTTGAGCACCTGCATTGTGACCCCGAGTTCGACCGCCATGCTGTAGGCTTCGCCGTCGTAGGTAGCTTCGGCGAGCCGGTATTCGACCGGGCTGATGAGCGTGAGCGCGGTTTCGCGCCGCGCCCGCAATTCGGCCCGCAGTCCGGCGATGCTGCCGCATCCGATGTCGTGATAGCGCGCGTGGATCAGCTCGTGTTGCAGAGTGCAGAGGCGTTGCCTCGCGTTGAGCTTGTCATGCAGGACGATGAGGCCAAGCGCGTCGCAATAGTAGCCGTTCATCCCACGGGGCAGACAGTCTTCCTCGACGCGCAGGCCCATGCCCCCGGCACGCGCGTACAACGTGTCAATGTCAGTCGTCTGGCATCTCGCTTTCCACGGCTTTGAACCCGGTGCCCTCGACGCGCCTCTCGTCCTTCCTCACGCGACGTTCGATCTTGCGGATGTCCTCCTGCGCGGGGAGATCCTCGGGGACGATGCCCTGTTCGACCAGCGCGTTACGCACGGAGCGGTTGTTGCCGACGTGCTCGTTGCCAATCTGCGAGGTTCCATGCAGATCCTTCTGCTCGATGTTGAGGTTGGTCATCTGCGTGGCGAGCTGCTTGGCCGTCACGTTGATGGGATGTAGTCTGTCGGCCAGCGGACGGTTTTTCGGCACGCCGAGCCTGTTCTTCATCGCCTGCGTGCTGCGTCCGAACAACGCCTGGTCGCCGTGGCTGCGGATGATGCCGAACCCGCGTTCGTCCACGCCGCGTTCGTAGCTGAGCTTGGACAGTTGCTTCTCCTCGACGGCCAGCGCCTCGCGTCCGGCGAGCCGGCTGATCTCGCCCATGCGCTGCTCGAGCAGTTCGGCGGTGCGGGTCTGCACGGCGAAGTAGCTTTGCAGCAGCGCGACCTCCTCCTTACGCGGGTCGCCGTTCTGCGCCACCAGATAACACGCGTACCGGGTCAGTTTCACGTCCCCGATGACGCGGGTTCCTCCGTTGACGGTTGCCGCGTTCCTGGTGGTGTCTCGGAAATGGGCTTCGACCTGCTGGCCGGAATTTGCGCATGCGTCCTTGGCGCGCTGCACCGCCTTCGCGAAATTCTCCCACTTGGAATATCCCATGTGTTCCATGATGTCGCGGGCGAGCCAGTATTCAACGCCATCTTCTTCGTGGGAAAGCGCGTTGAGCTCGTTCGCGTGACGTGCTATCTCGTTTTTGTCCATGTGTCTCCTCCTTGATGGTTGGGATGATTTCCTGACCTCAGGAAATCATCCCAACCATATGATTTCCTGACCTCAGCAAAATGGTCTAATCCCAGTGTTTCCAACGGTTCCCGCCGTCAGTCGTCCGGCGTCTCGCTTTCCACGTCACGATTCTCATCTATGTTGGCTGCCACGTCATAGTCTTCGGGGTGCGCGGCGATACGGTCGATGAGATCATCGGTGATCTGGGATTCGCGCTCGCGGGCTTCATTGCGCGCGGCTCTAGCAATGAATTTCTCGGCTTCCTCAATGAGTTCATGTGGATTAATACCGAAAACTTCTGCTAGCTGAGCTATTTGCGTTACTTTGATGTCGCGCTCGTTTTTCAGCATTCTGATTAGCGTTCGCTCTGGTACGCCAGACTTCTCCGAAAGCTCTTTGATGGTTAATCCTGCTGCAGAACGTTCTGCAGCAATTGCTTTAGCTGTTGCTTCATTAATGTCCATATGGACAGTATAACGATTATAAATTTGCTAACAACTGCCCGTTCGGGCGTGTCGCACTTGCATACTGCCCAAATGGGCATTAGTATGCAAAGCATGGACAGTATGAAGTATTCAGCAACAGTTGCAAAACGAGTCGACAAGGCTCTTTCCAGTGCGAAATTCAGCGTTTCTGAGGCGTCGGAGAAGTCTGGAATCCCTCGAGTCACATTGACAAGGAGGCTTAGATATCCAGCGTCATCGCCATTCACTGTTCGTGAATTGCACCAAATTGCTGAAGCGATTGGGTGTGATGTCAGTGAGTTCTTCGTCAGAGACAAAAAATCATAAGTCGCCGACACATGAATCGAAAGGAAGGTGTTCTCACATGGAAACGATCGCGACCTGGCTTTCCATCGTCTGCGCGGCGGCCGTCATCGCCGATGTGCTGGAAAACGCGACAGTCAACAATGCCAACAGCAAGGAGGAGAACTGAAATGAACACGTCGTTCGATATCACCGACATCGACTGCGCGCCCAAAGAACTCGAAGACGCTCTGGGCGTGAGCGGGAGAACGCTCTTCGACCCCACGGAGCATCCGATCCATGTGGACATATGGGACGGCAAGGCATACGTGACCTTGGCTGAAATGATCGAGCTCGAAGGCGACGCACTGTGCCACTTCCTGGCTATCGTCTTTCCGGCATCGCCATCGGCAGGCCCATACGTTCCGTCGCCTGCGGGGAATCGAGCCAACTGATGATGACATTATCCGCTCGCCCAAGAACGGCGGCGACGAACTCGAACTTGCGCGACGACCCCTTTGCCATGTCGCCCAACACAACCGGTTCGCACCCAACGGCCTCCAAGCGTACGTCATACGCGTCGAACGTGTTGCGGTTCCTGATCACGAACATGACGTTGTTCGGGCTCGGACTTGGATGTTCGATGATCCAGTCCGGAACGGACACCTTGCGTTCCAATAGATTGACCTGCCTATGCAGCGAATCCGAAGAGTCCCGCATGGCGTCCAGTTGCTCCGAGAACAGCGAGAGACGTCTTTCGAACCTTTCCGTATCGGTCTTCCCACTATTCGCGGCCCTTCTCCCGGTGATGACCCAACCGGCGACGGATACGCCGATAGTCACCGCCCATCCAGCGATCGTCACCCATAACCCATTCATCGATTCTTCTCCTATCTGGTCCGCGTGGCGACCGGTACTCGCCGTGCTGCTTGCAACCAGTGTAGGGGAATCGTCGGGCGGCCGCTTCTCCGCCGCCCGGCACCACACCCACAACCAACAATCCGAAGCGCTCGCCGACGGAAGCGATCGAAGAACAGAATCAGGCGCTCGCCGACGAATGAATCGAAAGGAGAATCCAATGGTTGTTGATTTATCCAAGTATGACGGAGACTCATTCGAAGCCGCGCTCGATGTCTTCTATGGCGTCGTAGACGACCTGAAGATACAGGCGGCTGATGGACGGCTGACCCTCACTGATCTTGAGGGTTATCGTTCCCGGATTGTTCGTGAGACGTATTCAAAGCTTGCTGAGATGAAGAAATCTGGGGACGAACTCCGAAATAATCCAAAACAGTCGTGCCGTCCGCCGCGGCTCCAAGCACAAGAGCGCCGGCAGCAAGACACGGGCAAACCTTTGTTCTCAAGAATTCAACCAGCTTTCCCTGCGAGTCGGCGTCTTTGGAAACGGTGGCGGCGATATTGAGCGAGGTCTGCAATCTGGTGAACGCGCTGTCAAGCTTGAAATCGCCGGTCAGGTCGTACTCGTCCAACGCTATTCGAACTTCGCGTGCAAGGCGGGCGATGTATTCCTTGAGCCCTTGCGGGAGTGTGATGTCGTTCAGCAACGATGGCAGCTCATCGATCATCGAACGGATATCGTCGCGGCGTTCACGTGGATATTGTTCGGGTCCCTGGTCCAGCAGTCGTTCCGCCGTGCGCAGCGCCATCCGGTCCTGAATGCTCAGGGAAACGTTCGACCTGTGCATTTCGCGGCTTTTCCCGCCACGCTCGTACGCGGCCCAGATATCAAGCCAGATTGATTCAAGGCAGGTCGAGGCCAGTTGCGCGTCCTCGTTGCCGGCTTCAGCCATAACGCGAATCGTCTGTTCCACGACAGACATGGCTCCAGACACGTCTGCGATGGAGAACGTCACGTTCTGCTCTTCGTTGGCTGTGAGCAGGAAATTCTTCACAAACTTTGCGGCGTTCATCGCCCCTCACTTCGAAAGGAAACAAAATGACCAGTGAGATTCAATCCTACAACTTCAACGGCGCCTCGTTGCGTACCCTGACCGATGGGGCGGGGGAGCCTTGGTTCGTCGCCAAGGACGCATGCGACATCCTCGGCATGAGCAATCCATCGATGGCGGTTACCGCTCTTGATAAAGATGAAGTCGCTCAGATTGACCCTAAGGATTACTTAGGGTCAGAAAATCGAAGCAATCAAGCGGTCAACATCGTCTCCGAGCCTGGCCTGTACAAGCTCATCATGCGTTCGCGGAAGCCGGAGGCGAAGGAGTTCCAGCGTTGGGTGACGCATGAGGTGCTTCCGCAGATCCGCAAAACCGGCGGCTACATCCCGACGTCCGAGTCGGATTCTGATGAGGACATCATGGCCAGGGCCGTGCTCGTCGCGCAGAAGACCATCAAACAAAAGAACCAGCAGATCGCCGAACAGCAGACGCGCATCGTGGAACTGGAGCCGAAAGCGCGGTTCGCGGATGCCGTGGCCGCGTCCGACGACACGTGCCTGATCGGCGAGCTCGCGAAGATGCTCCTGCAGAACGGCATACCCGTCGGCCAGAATAGACTGTTCCGTCTTCTTCGGGCTGAAGGGTATCTCGGCAAGTCCGGTTCGAATCGCAACATGCCGACACAGCGTGCGATGGAACTCGGCCTGTTCCGCATCAAGGAGACCACCGTCACCCATGCGGACGGGCACACCACGGTCAGCCGTACGCCGAAGGTCACGGGCAAGGGGCAGCGCTATTTCATCGACCGGTACCGGGGTCGTACGCAGCCGTCGTTGGAAGCGGGTGCGTGATGGACAAGAACATGCAAAGGGCAATGCTCTCCGCGTTCGATGATTTGAGGAACCGTCTCATCACCGCGACGCAGCCGAAGACAAGCGTCGACCTCATTGATTCGACCTTCGCCATGTCGTCGATCGGCGGCAGA